CTCACCTGACGCAAGCTGTAGGCGGCAGCAGCCGATACTCCAAGCTGGTCGAGGATGGGCACAGGGCTAAGCCGCCTGCCGCTGCCAATTGAAAACAGCCGTGTTGCGCGAAGCCGCATTACACCAGCTCCGTGATGCGGATAGACCCAGCTACCGTCTCTTGCAGCACTGAAATTGTCGTAGACGCTGGCACGTCAAAATCAATCCGCTCACCTGTCCCGACATAGTGGCTAGAGGATGTGGCTGTGCCAGAAATCGAATACCACGTGCCCTGCGTTGCAAACATTGACACCCGCCGACAGGTCGAGGTCAGAGTGATGGTGGCTGCTGTGCCAGACGTAGCCTGCACACGGGGAACGCCGGGCGTCCCGAGCGTGTCCACGGGCAAAAGGCCCGGAATGCCCTGGGCCGGGATTTTGGTGTTCAAGGCCGATAGGGTGGTCTCGGTTGCCGCGCCAGTTGGCAAAGGCAGGGCGTCGGCGGAAACGGGAAACGGCACCCCGCCGGTAATCCCTTGCACAGCCTGAGCAAGTGTTCCGTTGACACCCGCAGCGGTGATGGACCCTGAGCCGCCACCACCGCCGCCGGAAACAACAAGCGTTTTTGTACCGTCGCCGTTATCAGTCGCGACCAGTTTTTGACCGTCAAGAAAAAAGTAGTCTGGGGAGGCTGTCATTTTTTTGCTCCCTTTGTGGGCTTGGGGGCAGCCTTGGGCTTATCGTTGGCGGGTGTCTTTGCGTCGTCAGCTGCGGGCTGTTCGACCGGGACACCACGCTCGGCGAGCTCTTCGGCTGAGGCGGGGGTGAATTTGATACCCATTTTTAACCCCTATCAGGCAGCGGCGATGGTGGTACCGGCGGGGGAGATCCAGTTCGTGCCGTTGCTCACCGCAACGCACGGTGCACCGGCCAGGCCGTTGCTCACGTAGATCGTAGTGCCGGTCAAGCCGGTAGCGGCGGGAGCGCTGGCCACGGTGTAGGCGGGCAGCTGAACCGCGCCAATTACGTCACCCGTCACGTCGCCCACGAAGCCGTTGTTAGAGGTAACGGGACCGGAGAAGGTAGTAGAACCCATGATTTGTTTTCCTTACATGCAAGTTGTGCGCAGCCGTCTGCATGTCGTCGGCCAGGGCGGGCCGTCTGCTGCGCTGATCAAAGGTGCCCAACAAAACCCCCGCCACGAGGGCAGGGGTTTCAGTTGGCATCTTATGCGATTCGGTTTGACCGATCCGCGTCAAACACCGGCTGTTCCGTACAATCCCCTTGGATCTGTCCATCCGAGGACATATCGCTCTGTGGCCTTGTAACGCATGCTGTCGGTTTCGAAGTCGCCTTCCATGGATTTCTCCAGGCCGCGACGCATCAACAGTTTCAGACCTTCGGGAGCGTCGGTCTGAATCCACCAAGCTGTGGTGGAAGTGATACGCGAGAGGTTGGCTTGGCCAGAGGCCAGCAAGCCCATCGACTTCACGGGGTTGATGTCGTTGTCAGCGGTACCGCTGCGCAAAACCGACTTGAGCAGCGTCTCGGCCTGGAACACGTTGGACGGACCGGTGACGATCTGTTTGGGTGTCAAGCGGATACGCTTGCCGTTGTTGTCCACCGCATTGCGGATCTGGATCAACAACTGCTCAAGCGAGGTTTGCGACAAAGCGGCAGGGGTGGTCAGCTGGTTGCTGAACGTGCCGTTGACGATGGGGTGCGCTGTGGAGATCAAAGACACGCCGTCGCCACCTGTGTACGCACCGTTGAAAGCGCGGTTCAGGATGTTGGCAGCCAAGGTTTCTTTGGTCTCGATCAACGACTGAGCCAAGTGCTTGGCGTAGGTCTGACCGATACGGATGTGGTCGCCATCTTCAACCAAAACTTTGGTCAAAGCGAAGGCCAGGCCGTACACCTTGTACAGGTAGCGCTGCAGGAACAGCACGCCACCAGACTGGTACGTCACTGCCATGCCGTCGGGCAGCTCGGGAGCTGCGCCAAAGCCGTACAAGACGGGCTCTTCATGGTAGTTGCGTGGGATGCCTTTTTGCTCGCGGAACACTTGTTTCCACTCGTCTGCACGCTGTTCGTAAACACCGTCAAACACTTCGTTCAAGATCGGCTCAACAACGGACCGGAAGTCCGTACTGCGCATTGGGGTTGCCATTTTTCAGCCCTCCTTAGATGCTGTTGACCGCAGCTTTGTAGTGGTGTTCGTTGATGCGAACAGTGGCCACGACATAAGCGTCTGTCAAAGAGTCATTGATGTTGCCCGCAAAGCCGGTGATCTGGAACTGGCCAGAAGTTGCCTGAATTGCGCTCAATTGTGTGGTCGAAAGACCAGTACGGGTGCTGCCGCCAGGACTCGCAACGGTCCAGTCGCACTCCTCGCCCACTGCGGTTTGCACCGTGGTGGAGCCGGGTGTACCGGGGTTGGTGTACTGGACGTCAAACAGCGTCTCGGGGTCGTCATAGACCCAGGCCGTGATTTCAGTGCCGGTCGTGCCAGATGGCCAGAACGGGCTGATGGTGGGCTTTCCCGAGGCGTCCAGGTATTGGCAGCCTGCAAAAATGCCCAACAGCGAGATGCCGTCGGTGGTGCCAGAACGGGTGCCGTCAGAGCTGCCCAGTTGAATAACACCGTTGTCCGTCAACTTCACAGGGTCGCCCTGAAAGATGTTGGCGGCATAGGTGCTCGCGATGGTGTAGGCCTTCGGACGCATCTGACCACTGTTGTGGAAAGATGGACGGAAGCCAAAAGGTGCGCTTGTCGAGGACATTTGGCGTTTTCCTTATGGAAGGTTGAAGATGGAAACAACTTGTCAGGTCAGCTCAAAACGAGCGTTCCTGCGTTGTCCAATTTCCGTCATGCCATCACCCATATCCAGACGTGACTTTGATGCTCTTGCTTGCTGCTCCATAAACTCGGCTGTGTCGCTGAGCTTCTCCTCCTCGCGCAGAGGGGCGTCATGGTGAGCTTCCTGCATGTATTTCTCATACAGACTCATTGGCAGCTTGAATGCAAGCATCTCGTTCACACCAATAAAGCCCTGATACTCACCAGTTTTGATGGTGACGTATTCCCAGCCAGGCACGTCGTCCGGCTTCAAGGGCTCGTAACCCAACCGCATTCTCATGTGGATGGAGTCACGATTGTTTGTCGTGGTCAGCCAGCAGCAATGCCAGCCTTCGAGTTTTGGCAAGTCCGGTAAAGAGGACTGGTGGAACTGTTGTCGGAACATTTCAACCCGCTCGTCGTCGGACAACTTGCGATCTTCGGTTTTGGTGCGATCTTGCATCGCACGGCTGTCGCGGTCGTCACCAGCAGATTTTTTAAAGCGTTCGTCAGACATTACTCGCTCCTTTCAGCGATTGTGGAAAATTATAGGCTTGATTTTTTGCAAACACAATCAGGCCCGATTTGCTTTGTCATACGCGGCGTACCGCTTGACGTACTTTTGACGCAAAACCGGGTCGTCCCAGACACCTGCATCGATCAACGCCTGCTTGCGCTCGGGGCTGATGTAGACCTCGGTCCGGGTTGACTGCGGCGCATGCTCACGGCCTGAGCCAACGGCAGGACCGCCGCGTGGGGCGCGATTGTTGGCCTGCGCCTTGCTTTCAAAACGCTCAGGAAGGCGACGGGCAGAGCGCTTGCGCAGCTCGTCCCAATAGTCCTCCGTTTTGGGGTCGAAGCCCTCGCGCATCAAAGCCGCGTCAATCGCCAGCACGATGGCCGACTCTTCATCGCTGCCGTCGGGCTTGTACCAAGGCGCATCTTCCATGAAGTCTTTGGCGTGCTCAATGACGGCCGGATCAATGCTGGTGTCGTTTTGCACCGGGGCCACGCGGGCGGACTGCTCGCGCTGCTGCTTGACGCTGGCCAGGTGGTTGGCCTTGGCGAAAGCCTGGTCCCGGTACCGCATCGCCTGCGTCACGTCCTCGCCGTTGCCAGCGGCCACGGCCTTGGCAATCACCTGCTCGGCCATCCGGGCCTCGTTCATCGCCTGCTGGATGCTGGCATCGACGGAGCTTAGGTCTTGCTGCACGGCCCGCTGCTCTTGGGCCGTGAGGCGGCGCTCCAGATCGTCATTGCGGTTACGCAGGAAACTCAGCTCCAACTTGTCGCGGCCGATGGCCTCGTCGCGGCGCTTTTTGCGCTCGAGCTTTTCCAAACGGCGGCGCTCGCGGATGGCTTCGCGCTCTGGGTCGTTGGCATCGCCCCGGGTTTCGCCGTCGTCGTCTTCGTTGTTGGACGGGCGTTGGTCGTCGCCGTCGTTGTTGTCTTGGGAGGCTGGTTTCTCCTCAACAATGATCAGCTCTTCGTTGTCGGGTTTGCCGTCGTTTTCGGTCATGGTTGGCATAGTGTTCTCCTCAAGAAATAATCATCCAGTCTTCGGACAGCATGTCGGTCTGGCTGGCTGTCCACGGCACGATCTGGTTGTCCACCGTCTTCATGGCGATGTATTCGCGCACGGTGTACTCGTCATCACTTTCGGGGTTGTGGCACACACCTGAATCCATGCGGGTTACCCACATGCCCTTGCCATTCCAGCCGCTTCGCGCCACCTTGTGGCCCAGCTTCAAGGCTTCGAGCGCCAGCCCGAAAGTCATGCCGGTGGTCAGGCGGTAAGCGCGGTCGAACACGTCGGCAGGCGACCAGGACACATAACCGGCGTAGTGGTCGGTGTTGCCACGGCCACCGTCGGTGTACTCGACCAGAAAGCCAGCGTCGTTGCCGTTCTCGTCAGCGGGCAGAGTCCAACCCCGGAAGGTGTTGTACTCAGCACGGGTCATGGGCTTAGCGTTGATCAGTTTGGTTCCAATGTAACGTTCCATGTCAGCCTCCCGTCAGATAAACGCACGGATGGCCAGCGGGTCGCCGGTCACCTGGCCGATGATGTCCAGATCGTTGAAGATCACGAACAAGGCGGTCTCGCCGTTGGGCAGGGGAACCTCCCAGCGGTCGCCGCCGTACTTGGCCACGCGCACGTAATCGCCGGGGCCGCACCAACTACCCTCGGGCCAGGACTCCATGCTGTTTCGATTCTTGAAGGCAAGGGAGCCGACAGAAACCACCTTGGCCACCTGCGTGTTCCACTTTTCAGTGTCTCTGGAGCCGTTGTCCAAAATGATGCCGGAGGCCGTTTTCGTCTTGGGGCTGCGGATCTGCACCAAGACTCGACTTCCGAACGGGGTGATGCCCGGGTCCGCGACCGGGAAAGCCTCAATCAACGCTTCGCTCATACTCTGCTCCTTTCAGCAGTTGCGGGCAGCCACAACGGCCGCCCTCAAAAAAACCTCGCAGACCCGTGAAATCACAGGTCTCGGTCGTCGTTTCGCTCGTCGTCCAGCATTTTGAGCAGGGATGAAATGGCCGCTTCCAAACCAGCGACCATGCCCACTCGGTATCCGTACTCGAAGGCGTCACGGTTGACCGGGCGCTTGAGGGCTTCAAGCGCAAATTCCTGCTGCTCGGTTTTGAGCCGGTTCAGCAGGGCGTTTTCAATCGCCATCAGCAGGGCGTCTTAGGCATGCTGGGCGCAGCGGGCAGCGTTTGGCCCGTCACGGGCTGGCCAGCGGCCATGCGGTGGTGTTGGGGCACCAGGGCCGAATTCAAAGGCACGGTGCCGGATGTGGGTTTGTCGCTCATGGGATGCTCCTTTTAGGGGTTGGGATTGATACCGGTACCGGTGCTCACGGCGATTCTCTCACCGGTTTGGATTTCTGCAGCAGCCAGGCGCATGGCCGTGGCGTTGTCCGAGTCGTTCATCGAGACGCGGGCGCTGATTTCAGCCGCCGTGCGCTCGTTCTCTGCAGCCTGGCGCAGTTGCTCGCGCTGCATCTCTTCTGCGCGCGCTTGCTGCTTGTCGGCCAGGCTTGCGGCATCGAGCTGGGCCTTTTGAGCCGCTGTTTGCTGCTGAATCTGCAGACGCTGCGCATCCGTTTGGCTGCGCTGTTGCAGGGCAGCCTGCTGAATCTGCGCGTTGAGCTGGGCCACCTGCATGCTGGTGTCCGGTGGCATCTGCGGCTGCGGCGCGTACTGCTGGGCCTCTTGATCGATGGCTGCCAACAACTCTGCATATTGGCCAAGCTGCTGCTCCACCAGTTGCTGCACGCGCATGATCAGCTCGGCCTGCTGGTCCGCATCCTCCTTAATCTGGCTTTTCTCGACGGCAAGGCGCACGCCACGGTGAGCTTCTGTCAAATAGTAGTTCAGCACGTGGTCACGCAGGTGCAGGGCCATGGGGTAGAGAAAAGTCTTGATGATCGCTGGGTTCTTGCCAAACATCGGCGACTGCAAAAACGAGAGGTGGACCATCATGTGCGCCAGGTGATCTTGCTGGGGCAGCACATAAATCGGACGGCCCATGGACGCGGCAACGTTTTCGCTCACCGGGTCAATGTCATCCTTGCCAGGCTCGGGCTGCAGCACGTCGTCCGGGCTAAGCTTGATGTTGCGCAAGAACATCTCTTCAACCTTGCGCATGTCGTACATCTGCGGCATCACCGCTGCACGCTGCTGCACGGCCTGGACTTGGGCGAAGCGCTGTGCCTCGCTGAAGATGGCGGGGTCGCTCACGGGCACCACGTCCAGAGGGCCGTCGAAGTCCTCGGGCTTGACGTCGAGGCCTGCCTCCATCGCTTCGATGTCGTCCTCGGTCAGGTATGCGCTGTTGATGCGGTGCAGGATTTTGAAAACCCGCGCCATCGAGTTGTGCAGGCGCGAGTGGATGGAGCTGAACACCACCATGCCCTGCTCAATCAGCGCCAGCGTGGTACCCACCGGGGCGTTGGGGTTTTGATCGCTGAGCTTTTCAAACGAGGTCTGCACCACGCCTTTGCCTGCGTCCACCAAGAAGCCGAGCAGCTGGAACAGCGTCGGGCTTGGGCCGTTGAATGGCAGCGCCATGGCCAGCTTGCGCACATCGTCCACCAGCGCGCCGCCGTCGAGCTCGACAACCTCGGTCGGCTGCACGTTGATGGTTTGCCCGCCAGGCCCGCCCTTGAGCTTGAGCAGCGTTGGGATGTTTTGGATGTGGGCCGAGTCCAGCAGCGCACGCAGTGCGCCCGTGGCCGCGCCGGAGAGGCCACCGATCATGTGGGTCAGGCCAATCGGGTACGCACCACGCCAAGGCACGAACGGAAACTCGACAATCCAGTCCATCTCCTTGCGCCGCTCGTCATCCTTGTCCCAATTTCGGTACAGTGAAAGCGCTTTGCTTGAGGACTTGTCGATGCTGATGATGTAGGGATAATTGCCGTCGCCAAAGTCCAGATGCGTGTAGCACTCAAAGATTGTGCGCAGGCCGTCCTCGTTGTAGGACGTATCCTCGCGGCCCTCAATTTTGTTGTTGGCCTGGCTGGCCGCGCTGAATTCGATGTCACCCGGCGCACCAAGCTCAACGTCGATATACATGCCCGCCTTGACGCGGCGGTTGAAGTCGGCCTTGGTCACATACTGGACGTGCGTCTTTCGGTCGGCTGAGTAGAAGTTGGTCGCTGCAAACGGCAGGTGCATGTCATCAATGGCGATGAACTCGGCCGTGGGGCGACGCCACTGAGGCGACCACATCAGCTTGAGGTACTGACCGCCGCCCAGGGGCAGTTGCGTGGAGAGCTGCTCCAGCTCGCCACGGAACTCGGGCATCTGCTCGGTCGTCTGCCAGTTCATGAAGTCGGCCTTGCGCTGCGCCTTGTCCAGCTTCTCGCGGTCAACCTTGCCGAGCACCTTGGACTTGACAGGGCCACCGGGCGGGAACACTTCTTTCATGAAGCGGGCCGAGAAGTCCACGCAGGCCTCGACCAGCATGGGGTGCACCACTTTGTTGGCCCCCGAGAACTGCGCGCCACCAGGGGCATCGTCGCCCAGGCCGGTGCGACGCAGACCTTCCTCGTAGAGCTTGTCGCGCTTGGCGCGGGCGTCCTTGTCGCGCTCGATCTTTTCGAGCAGGTCGTTGACGATGTCGTCCAGCTTGTCCTGTGGGACCTCGTCAACGATGTTGGCGAAGTGAGCCTTGGACTCGTCGGCGTCCTGCTTGTTTTCCAGCCGAACAACAGCGCCGCCGTCCTCGGTGTCCTCCACGTCGCCTTGCTCGTCATCGATCTCGATGATTTCCTCGTTGCGCTTGGACAAGCCCTTGTTGTTCATCTCATCGGCCATGGTATTTGTTCCAGAGTTTGTTTACTTCGCCGCCACGGGCCGCTTGAATTGGGATCGGTTGAGCCACCCAGGCTGTGCCGTTCCATTTCCATTCATTGCCCACACCGGGGTCCGATGTTGGAGGCTTTGTTGGGTCTTGGGCAACCGGAGTGTTGGCAGCCGGTGCGGGTATCGGCGGCGGTGGTGCTGGCCGCGTCAAAACAGGCGCGTACTTTGCCCGGTAGGCGTCCATTTCGGTGTTGAAGTTGCGCGCCGTGCTTGGCGCTGTTTGGCCGTAGGCTTTGCTGGCCGAGGGCGATTGAGTCCACCAGCTTGTCGGAAAGTAGGTGGGCTGCGGCCCCTGCGAGGTCTGGATGCTGTTGGGGTAGATCGTGCCGTTGGGGCCGGTGAACGGGGTTGGTGGCTGCGTCACACCGCCGCCGCCGCCACCACCTCCGCCGCCACCACCTCCGCCGCCACCACCTCCGCCGCCACCTCCGCCGCCGCCACCTCCGCCGCCGCCACCTCCGCCGCCGCCACCTCCGCCGCCGCCACCTCCGCCACTGGGGCCTGGAACGGGATCAGCGCCAGCACTGGTGCGCATCAAGTTGCGGCGAACCAGACGTTCGTTCTCCTCACGGGCTTGTGTCAGCACGCGAGGGTCGGTGTAGGGGTCAATGCCCTGCGCCTTGTACACGTCTGCCATCGTTCCCTGCCCGGCAAAATTGGGCTGATTCAACATGTAGTCGAGGTATGCCTTGTCGGCAGAGGTCGCTTGGTAGTCGTCCATGCCACCAAAAGACGGGGCCGCGCCTGCTTGCAAGAAGATGTTTTGGTAACCTTTTTCCGATCCACCCATGGCTGTGGCGATGTCTTTAACGTTGACGCCGTACTGAGTCATTAACTCCATCATTCTCTGGGGGTCTTCGCGGTATTGATCAAACGTACCGCGAATATTTCGCAGCTGCTCAGGGCTGTATGCCTGCGAATAACCTTGCTCCACGGTGCCGCCCATTGACGGATCGTCTGGATTCCAATTAGGGTCATAACCGCCGCCGCCGACCACGGGCTGCGAAGTGTCCATGCCGGGCGTGCCGGGTGCGGCACCTACGTTGGCAAACTGCCGTGCAACCGCCAGATCGGCATCGCTTACACCGTACTGTTGTTGAGCGGAAGCCAAAGCCTCGGCCGACGGGTTGGTGGCCAAGTACGCGTTGATGCTCTGGTACTGCTCTGGTGTCAAACCGCCCTCGGCCATCATTACGGGGCCACCCATGGCGTAGTTCATGACGCCATATTTTCTTGCAATTTGGTCAAACATTTTTGATGGTCCTTTCAGGATTGCATTTCGGCTTGCAGACCTGCCACGATGGCGTCGATTCTAGCCGGGTCGAAGTCGTCTGTGGGGAAATTCGCACCACTTACCATGCCGCCCTCGGCGTAGCCACGAACTTGGCCGCCACGGGAAAGGCCTTCGGCGGGTGGTGGGCCACCCAAGAAATCACGCATCTCGTCAAGGCTCATGTAGCGCTGAGCGTTTGGCGCTGAATCAACAGCGGTGTTGAAGTTGTCAATTGCCGTCTGAATGTTTCGCTCGGGTGAAACCTTGCCAAGCGCACGCAGCACAGCATTCGGGTCCTGAATGTCAATCAAACCCGTGTTTTGCAGGTCGCCCACCTTGCCAAAGTTCCCCGACCGCACAAAGTCTTGCACGGCTGGCAGGTAGTCCTCCTTCGGGGCCTTATTGCCTTTGCCTTTGATTTGGACGATGTCGTCAGGGATTGGTCCGATTTCATCAAGCGTTTGTGCAACATCAGGAAACGAAACAGCAAACTGCTCAAAATTTACTTCCGGTTTTCCGCCAGATCTGGAAATCGCTTGGTATTCGTCGTAAATCTGCAAAGCGCGATCTTTTCCGACTATTTCCGCAAGAGTTTGCACGTTATTCAGACGCTTCGGCCTGACTTCAATCGTCACGTGCGGCCGTCCCTTATCGTCGCGCAGGCTGTAAATCTTGGACCGGCCCTCGACCACGTCCGGGCAGTAGCCGCCGACGCAGTGGCCCATGGTCTCGCCCTCGTACTTGAGGGCGTCTTCGAGTTCTTTGGTGCCGTAACCGCGCTTGAAGTTCTCGTACGCTATTTCAGGCGTCAAAGGCTGCTTGCCCCCGGCTTTGGGATGCAAATGACCTTTGCTGTCAACGACGCCGAAAATCTTTGAGCCGGGTGAAGACCCCTCAAACTCTTGCAAGGACCATCCTTCCGGCAGTTTGTCCATAGAGTATTTAGGACTGCTCAACTCCACCCACTTGAAGCCCTGCTCCGGGTACTCTTTTACCACATGCGTGGCGGGGTTCATGGCCCGAGCCATGTCGGCCTCGGCCTTCTGCGCCGCACGCCACTCGTTGATCTTGGCCACGCGCTCGACAGCCTGGGGCACGGTGACTTTTTCCAGGTCGGAGTATTTCAGGCGCAGGTTCGCGGGCAGGCCCGACTCGGGGTTGATGGCGTTGCGCAGCTCGTCGGTTAGGTGGGAAAAGCCGAGGTCTTCATCCGCACCGCGCAGCATGTCGTAAACGCGAGTCTCGGGTGGGACTTTGAGAAGCCAGGGGTTGTTGGCGATTTCACCGGGATAACCTTTGGTGATGTCGGACGCCAACAGTTGACTCACAAACGTGTCGGACTTGTCCTCCCACAACTTGGCTTGTGGAGACTTGGCCATGCCTTCTTCCGAAAAGCCAGCAAAAGATCGCGGCACGGCAACGTTGTAGCCGGTGGGCTGAATTTCAGTGTGCGTGATTCCCCGCTCAGCCAGCGCCCGCAGCGGGTCCTCGGGCGTGGCCATCTCGTTGCGCATGTACTTGGCGAGCTTGGTTTCGAGCCACTTGTTGAGAGCATCTTGTGAGTAAATTTCACGAAACGTCATTCCTTGCGCCGGATTAAAGTTTTGCTCTGCAGCTTGTGTCACTCTTTTCTGCATCGGCTCAATCGCCCGCTCAACACTGCCCGCCAGCCAGTTGCCGCCCTTGGGCTTCACGACGTGCACAGGCGACCCAGCCAACGCAAAGTCACGCCCAGCGCGCGACACCGCCGATGGCAGCGCAGCAACGGCGCGCAACGGGGAGCCGGGGCCGGTGTAAAAACCGCCGCCGAGCTGGCCAGCCGTGGTGAATGCCCGGCCCGTCGGCGTCTGGTTCAGCTCGCGCATGGGCAGGCGCTTCTCAATGTCCTCGCTGGTGGGCAGCACCGTCTGCTTGGACAGGCCGGGCAGCATGCGAATCAACGACTCGATGTCGCCTGGCGCACCTAGCACGCCGGACACCATGCCGCGCAGGGCAGACAAAGGCGCGTCGGCCGCAGCTCGGCGGTCTTGCTGGGACTCGGGGCGGCGACCAGCGGAGCGGTAGCCGATAAATGGGCGGGTCAGATCGGTTTCCATGTTCTTTCCTTTTTTGCAGATTCACCACTTTACACGGTCACTCCAAAAGGCCGCGCTCGACGGCCCCTTGGCGATGTTCTTGGCGTGACGCGCCTTAAATGAGTCGCGCTTGGCGGTCGTGGCCGCTGACTCGCCAGCCTTGGGCTTGCCCGCTGTTTTGGCACCCTGCTCGCCAAAGCGGATCACCTTCTCGGTGCCGTCAAAGCAGGCCTTGACCACGTGCGACTTCTTGGGGTGGTCCGGCGTGCGCTTGGGTTTGTTGCAGTCCATGTCGGACTTCTTGACTGGCTTGGTCATTTTGACTTCCTTGCCGCGCGCATGTTGTCGACCATGTTGGGGTAAGGACGCCCAGCGTTCTCGGCCATGCGTTTGGCACTGGTCTTGGCCGCTGGTGAAAGGGCCTTGGGCTTGCCCAGGTCTTTGGGCCGGGACTTTTCCCAGATCGGTTTGGCTTTAGGCGGCATAAGGGTTCACCTTCTCCTTGCTTGCAAGTCTGTGCTCGTCCACGTCCCGCGCTTGCGGCAACTCGAACCAGCCGTCGTTCTTCAGAAAAATGACCGCCTGGGTGAACGTGTCCACGTAGTCATCGTGCTCTGCGACAGGAAACTTGGCGATCTGCTTCAGAAAAGACTGCGCCCAACTGACCGGTTGGCCAGGGTTCTTGTTGGACTCGGGAATCCAAATCAACCCCAGCTCCAGCGTTGGTGCGGCCTGGTGCGCCCTTGACACCTTGTCCGCGTTTCCGGGATTGTAGCCAACGGCAGGGACCTTGGCCAGCCGCAGGTCCTGCAGCAACGACTGCCCGCTGGCCTTGGCCTCGACCAAAACCCGGTCCGGACGCCTGCCCTTGGTCGGCATCCCAGCCTTGGGTCCGGGGTCGGCACCGTACATCGAGGTCCAATCCTCGATCACCTTTTTGCGCAGGTCCGGGTACCCGAGCGGCTCGTCCCAAGCGTCCAGCAGCATCCCCTGATGGATGCCTTTGTGCGTGAACACGCCCCAAACGGTGCAGGCGGTGGGGTCGCCCGTGGTGCGCTCGGAGAACGCGGTGTCGTAGGACTGAAGCACGTACTCAAACTGCGGCAGGCGCTGCGTGTGCGGCCAGAGCTGGAAGTGGTCGGTGTCCAAAATGCCGCCCTTTGACGGCGAGGGGTCCTGCTGGAGCTGGCCGGACGATCCGTAGGTGCCCAGCAGCTGCTTGAGCTTGGTGATCTCCTCGGGGCCAAAACGCTCGGGGCAGATCAGCTCGCCCTTGACCGTGCGGGGATCGTAGGGGCCAAGGACTGTGCGCCGCTTCTTGCCGTCCCACTCGGCCGGGATGCAGACGTGCTCCCAGCCGCCGATGTCCTCAAGGATGTGGCCGCTGATGTCCTTCTCGTGCAGACGCTGCATGACCGTCACCATTGCGCCGGTCTTTGGGTTGTTCAAACGCGTGGACCAGACCACGTCGAACCAGTCCAGGGCGGTCTGCCGCATGGTTTCGGACTGCGCGTCCTGCGCGCCGTGGGGGTCATCCAAGATCAGGCGCGAGCCGCCCTCACCCGTGGCCGTGCCGCCGACCGAGGTGGCCAGCCGGTAGCCGGTCTTGTTGTTCTCGAATCGCTGCTTAGCGTTTTGGTCACCAGCGAGCTCGAACATGTGCCCCCAGCGTTCTTGGTACCAAGGCGACTGGATGAGGCGTCGGGCCTTTAGGTTGTCACGGATGGACAGCGAGCCGGAGTAAGACGCGGCTAAGAACTTCTGCTGGGGCTGGGTGATCCACTCCCAGGCGCACCAGGCCACGGAGACGATGGTCGACTTGGAGTGCCGGGGCGGGATGTTGATCAGCAGCCGCTGAATTTCGCCGCTGCTCACGGCCTCCAAGTGCTCGCAGATCTCTTCGATGTGCCAGCTCGGCACGAAGGGCACGCCCGGCTCCATGACGTGCCAGGCCTGCTTGACGAACTCGTAGAGCGAAGCGCCCGCTCTGCGGCGGGCCTGCTCCTTAGAGATCATGTCCAGCATGACGGCGGGGGAGATGGGCTGGGTCATCCCCCCAATGGTATCAGTCCGCAATTTTTTTGATCAAAGCCAAGCCTGCCTTGACCCTGTAAACCGCTTTCAGGGCCAGCTGGTAATCGACACCGGTCGCCCGAGCTGCATCGGGCACGCGCAGGCCTTGCACCAGGTGCTGGCGCACGGCCTCGCGGGTTGAGCCTTGGCGCAAGCGTAGGAGCTGCGCCAGGGCCTTGAATTGGGCATCGGTCAAACCCTTATTCCTGATCGAAAGCCTCGCGGGCAGCTTTTTTGGTTTTGCCAAAAAGCTTGCCCGCATGCACGCCATCAATGCGACGAGTTGCGATCCAGCCTTTGACTCCGTTCAGCGTGACTGCTTCGTAAGTGAATGTTGTTGCCATGATTTTTTCCCTTGGTTTAGGACCTGCCCTGTGCCTGTCCATGGGCTCTATTATGCACCCATTTTAGCGGGTGTAAATGTCTTTTTTAATTTTTTTGTAGGGACAAACCCTAGATCGCGCACTATCTTGCGTTGATCGCTTCCTGCAGCAAACGCACCGCGTCAATTTGAACGGCAACAACCGTCGTGTTTGCGTGGCCCGTCTCGCTCATCGCCATAGCTTGAGCCTGGCACTGGCCAGCGAATGTGTCGAGCAGCGCCAAAATGCGGGCGCGCTCAAAGGCCAGCATGTCCTCGCCGTGCTGGCGCACCAGGTCCTCGGGGTAGAGCGCCTGAAAGCGGCCGTCGTGGTCCAGCAGGGCTGGCAGGGGGGACTTAGGGAGGGTGGGTTTGTTCATGATGTTCATTCGTCTTTGTTGTTGGCTTTCTGCAACAGCGCCTGCATCTGCGCCAGCTCGGTGTCGTTGAGGCCCTTGAGGTCAACGCCAGCCATAGTGATCGCGCCGCCGTCTTTGCCGGTGTGCTCCAGCTCGACTTTTTCGCGGAACCCCATGCGCGACTTCGACCACCAGATCATCGCGGCCGTGTCGCCAGACAGCGCCTTCTGCGCCAGGGTTTGGCCCACCTTGGCGTTGATCTTGGCCTTGCCTGCGACCAGCTCCTCACGAAAATGGTTGTACAGCGCCTCCAGGCCAATGCCGCCCATCGTCACGGCAGCGATCTGCTCGATCGGAACGCCATAGCCAGACATAGCCTCGACCTGCTTGCGATCGGAGTCGGACGGCGCAAGACTAGGCCGACCAGCACCCGCGCGAGCACCGCCAGAGTTGGCGCGCGGGCCGCCTGGACCCTTGCGAGCAGCAGTTTTCTTTTTAATATTTCGAATTTCAGCAGGCATCACGCACCTCCAGTACAGCCTTGCGGCCGGTGTAGGCCTCGTAGCGCGCCACAATGACGTCGCAGTAGCCTGGATCCAACTCAGACAACCGGGCGCACATGCCGAGCCGTTCAGCAGCGATCAGGGTGGAGCCAGAGCCGCCGAACAGGTCGAGAACGATATCGCCGGGGCGCGCGTTGTTGCGCAGCATGCGCTCGATCAGAGCTACGGGCTTCATCGTCGGATGGCCATCCGAGCGCCTGGGCTTGGACTCCCGGATGACAGAAGGAATGACCTCCTCGATCGTGGCCGTGCCGTCGATGATCATCACAGAATCGCCGATGCGGATCTCGTAACGGCCATCAGAGCGCCGGGTAAACGGCATCGCGTCCTGGTTCAGGTCAATCATGGTCGTCAGCTTGCGGCCGCCGTACCAGCGGTGAGCGCTGCCAGGTTTCCAGCCGTACAAAATTGGCTCGTGCTGCCACTGATAGTCCGAGCGGCCAAGAACCATCGAATCTTTGCGCCAGACAAGGCAACCGGACAGCTTGAAGCCTGCAGCAGTGAAAGTCGCGCGGAAGTTCAGGCCTTCGGTGTCGGCATGGGCCACGTAGATCGCGCCGCCAGGCTTGAGCGCAGCATAAGCGCAGGCGTAGGCGCCGGACAGGAAGTCGCGGAACTCCTTGTCACTCAGGTCGTCGTTGGCGATTTTTCCAGCGTTGGTCTCGTAGGCCACGTTGTATGGTGGATCGGTCCAGCACATGTCGGCCAGCTCACCACGCATGAGGCGGTCAAGGTTGTCGATCGAGGTGGAATCGCCACAGACCAGGCGATGCGGCCCGAGGATGTACACGTCGCCGGGTTTAGTTTTGGGTTCGGCTGGCAGGTCGGGCGCATCGTCGGGATCGTTCTCGGGCACCAGCACAGGCGTGAGCGCGTCGATCTCCTCGAGCGAGAAGCCGGTCAGGGTCAGGTCGTAGCCCTCGGTTTTGAGGTCGGCCAGTTCCTCGGCCAGCAGCTTCACGTCCCAGCCGGAGTTGAGCGCGATCTTGTTGTCGGCCAGGATAAGGGCCCGTCTTTGAGCCTCAGACAACCCAGACAGGATGATGCAAGGAACCTCGGTCATTCGCAGCGCAAGAGCCGCCTGAAGCCTTCCATGACCGGCAATGATGCGAGACTGGTCGTCGATCAGCAGCGGGTTCGTAAACCCATACTCGCGGATAGACCGGCACAGCTGCTCGACCTGAGCCGCAGAATGCGTACGCGCGTTTTTCTCATACGGCTGCAGGCCAGCGATTGGCCGGATGGAATAGACGCCGATGGAAGGGGGTAAGGGTTGCATGATGAGAATATTACTCCGGTTGTGTGATTTTCGCAATTGATGGGACGAACGAGCTGGCACAACTGGCACAGATGGCACACGTGAAAAACACATTACAGCCAGTTCTTCTTGTGTGTGTGTGTGCATATACATACATGTCTATTTACCTGTGCCATGTTGTGCCAATAGAAATAAGTGAGGAAATACAAGGGTTTTCAGCCCATTTCGATCCCGTGCCAAACCCGTGCCGGCACAGGTTTTATTCTGTGCCATCACAACGGGCCATCCCCATCTTCCCATGAAGCACGCAAACGAACGCCAGAATACAAATTCAATCGTGTGCCAGTCTCACGCGGCTGACTGCGTTTGATGCCCGGGAAAGCGGCTGAAAGCTGGCGTCCAAACGATACTTTGGTGCCCGCATGGTCCCGGCCTTGGGACTCGCACCAGCCCTTCCAGGCCTTGAAAAGCTCGTCGCGGTCGGCCTGCGCGTGCTCCCCGATGACGCAGTGCTCCTGCACAAAGGCCCGGATCGGGCTGGTCTGATCGACCAGGTCGGCAGCCAGCTCGTCGGCTGAGGTGGGGCGTTGGAAGTAGCCGCGCTGGTTCAAGCGGCCAAGTCCGTCGAGGGCCCAGATCACGATGCCGGGCAGATCTTTGAGCAGGCGGGCGGTCAGGCTGTGGTCCTCTTTGCCCAAGAAGCTGGTGCTGAACTTGAAGGGCAAAAAGCGGTTGGCCAGCGCAGCCGAGGCGTCCGAGAAGGCGGGCAGCTCGTTGGAGGCAAGCACGAAACGGATGGCCATCTTGCCGGACCATGCGGTCATGTTCTTGCGGTCAATGGTGATGGTGTCCTCGCCGGAGATGCGCAGCAGGTTTTCCACGATGGGCTGCTGGTCTGCGCGACCGGAGAGGCGAGCGTCGGAGATCATGGCCAGGCGCTTGCCGATCAGGGGCTGCAGGCCGAACTGCGTGCCAAGGGACGCGAGGCTGGGGCTTACCCTATTGGCGTACCCCACCAAGGCCTCAAGTATTCGCAAGATCGTGCCCTTGCCGCAGCGAGGCGGGCCGATCAGCATGAACATCTTTTGCTGGCTGGTGTCGTCGGTCAGCAGGTAGCCAAACATCTCGGCCAGTGTGGTGATCGACTCGGGGTCGTTGGGCCAGAGGCTGTGCAGGAATTTGAGCCACTCGGTGGGTGGCGGGGCCTCGGGGGTGAAGTCGAAGTCAAGGGCCGAGGTGCAAAACAGGCGGTCCGTGGAGGGTAAGAGCGCCCGGCTGGGGTGGTGGAGAAAGCCGTTTTTGAAGGCCACGATCTCATGGGCCGGGACGTCGCCGGGCTCGTCGTCGATCCAGACCTGCGGCTCGGGCAGGTCGGCGTAGCAGACTGCGCGCAGTGCGTGGGCCACATCGTTGACCGTGGAGGACTTTGGGTTGAAGGCCACCGTCTCGGACGCGCCGGTCTTGGGATTTATTTTCAGGGTCTGGCACCCGGCCATGAAATGGTAGAGGCGCTGGTCGATGTAGACCCGGTCCCGGGTGACGTAGCGCGTGGCGTCCCAGCTGTAGAACTCGCCGCGCCAGTGCAGGATGCGGCCTTTCTCGGGCAGTGTGCTGTGGAACAGGCTGGCGGTTTTCATGGGTGAGCTGGAGAAGATCATCCGCTCATCGTCGGAGTCCGGTGGCGTTTGATCGGCGAAATCATCCGGCGGAATGTCGTCCGGTGACCCGTCGCCGGCGTGCTCGTCCCAAGGCGGTGCGTCGTCCGTGGGGTCCGGCGTTGGCTCGGGCGGCTGTGGAGGCTCAGGCGTGGGCTCGACCGGTGGGTCGGCCTTCATGATGCAGTCCTCGACGGCAGCCAGACCATCGGCTAGGTGCAGGTCGTTGAAGTCGGTACCGGTGCCGCGAGTTGTCAGACTCCAAACCGGGATGGCCAGCAGCGCGTTGACCTCGATGGCTGTCTTGCGGGCGTCGGCGATGCCGGGGTTGCCTTTGGTCTGGAAGTCGTCGTCGGCCGCAATGATCATGCGGGCCTCGGGCATGGCCGCGCGGATCTTGCGGGCGACCGGCATGAGGTTGCCGGAGTTGAAGGCGACCACCACGCAGTGCTCGGTGGCCTGCCGAATGGAGCAGGCTGTGGCCCAGCCCTCTGCGATCACGATCGTGCCCTGCTTGTCGGGCTTGCCCAGCACGGTGTAAGCGCCGCCAGAGGGCGTGCCCTTGAGGAACAGCTTGGTTCCGTCGGGCTTGATGCGTTGGAGGCCAACCAGCGCGCCGGGGCCGTGGCGCAGCGGGATGAGCAGCTCGTCGCCCAGCATGCGCGCGCCCTCGGGCTCGATCAGCTTGCGTTGGGAATAAGGGTGGCCGGTGACCATGGTGGCCCGTGCCCACATCTCGGCGGCGCGGGTGGCTGCGGCGTCGCGGTCGATTTTGGCCTGGGCCTCCTCGGCTGCCATGCGGGCCTCGCGCTCTGCGATGCGGCGCTGGCGCTCCTCAGGGTCAACGGGCTTGCGGTCTTGGGCGTTGGATTTGAAGCCGCCCTCTTTGGCCAGGGCGACCAGGGTGCCAATGGTGGCGCGTTTGGAGCTGCCGCCTGGCTTGCACGATTTCCAGACGTCGCGGGCGTCGATGGGTTTGTAGTTGGCGCCCTGCTGGCTCCACGCGTCCCAGGCCTCGAAGGCGGGCTCGCCGAATTCTTCTTTGAGGATGAAGGCCATCTTCACCCAGGTCTCGCGGTCATCAACGCCACGGACATAGGAGAGCATGCGCTCCGCTGTCTCAAGGGAAATGGGGTCCCTCTGCCCTGTTGTTTTTGTGTCCGTCATGCCTGGCTTTGGTTATGGCGAATAAAAGGTGGGGCAGCCCTCGCCAGGGTCAGGCCATGTGTCACCCGGTAGCGAACCGGATCAAGCCCCACGGACAGTATAAGGGTGTGTCGGGCGGAAAACGCAACACCAGTGAAAATATATTGTGCGGTTTTGCGCAACGGCTGTGGTACGATTTCGGCGCGGGCGGTGCTGGGCACCGGAGGGTCTCATAAGCCTTATCGCGCACCGTTCGATTCGGTGGCCCGCTACCATCACTCTGCCAGCGCCAGCCTGGCATCCTCCACCGACCTCACAATTGCCGCCAGGGCACCGCGCTTTTTCATAGCTTTGATGAATGCAAGCTGCTCCTTGCTGGCCCGACCGGTGGCGGTCTTGACCTCCAGATAGATCGCTCGCGCATCGCTGGCCCGGTGGCCAAACAAATCCGAGAACCCTTTCGGCAGTCCTGTTTTGACGGGCCTGCCGTCGGCCGTGAAGAACAACCCCACGTTGGCTCTGGCCACGAAGTGCCCTTCGGCCGAAAGCACCACCATGATTTCGCGCTTCAAATCTGCCTCGGTCACCGCCGCGCCTCCCAGACCTTGCGCACCTGGGCCTCAAGCTGCAGGCATGCGGCCTCACCCCGGACTTGAAACACGCCGCGCTTGACGATCTTGCCCGCCTCCTCACGGCCGCGCAGGTACTCGCGCCGTTCGAACTTGCCGGGCATAGCCAGGACGTGGCGGGCCTCACACTCTGCTCGCCAGTCCTCGGACCAGCTGCAGGTCTCGGTGCCGTCGATCAGCGTGATGCGGGGGTGGGTGCAGGTGGGGCAGGTCATCGCTGTTGCGCCTCCTTGGCGGCGCGTGCGCGCAGCACGTGCCTAGCCCACAGCTCCGGCCGCTTCATGCCACGGGCGCGTGCGATGCGTATCAGGTCGGCCTCGGTCTGCGAGCGGCCCTGCTCCTGCTTGCGTTGTTTGATGGCCTGCTCTCGAAGCTGCTCCCGAGCCTCTTTGGTCATCTCCACCAAGTCACCTTCGACCTCTTCAATCTCCCGCGCCACAGGCGCAAAGTGATGGCCGCAACCACAATCTGTTACAGCGCTTGGCACTGTTGCAAAACAGACTGGGCAGCTTTTTACTGGTGTCTCTGACTTCTTGGCATTTTTGCGTTTCTCGGAGCCAAGCAATGACCAGTCGCGGTCATCATCTGGGAACCCGTGCGTCCGCACTGCGTTTGCATGGTCAAGGATGATGGCCTCGTCCTTGCCTGGAAAAATACGAAGTGCTCGTCCAACCTGCTGCAAATACAAGCCAAGAGACTTTGTTGGCCGCAACAAAATGGCGACCTCAATGGCCGGAACATCAAACCCTTCTGAAACCAGATCGCAAGACGTCAAAACCAGAATGTCGCCAGACGAGAACGATGCAAGCACCTGCTGGCGCAAAACTTTGTCCATGCTGCCATCGATTGATGCAGCAGTGATCCCGGCCTCACGGAACTGCGCCGCCACGTTTTCAGCGTGCTCAACGGAGCAGCAAAAACAGATAGCGCGTTTGCCGGGGGCAAGGCGCTGGTAATGAGAAACAGCATCGCCAGTGATTGAACGCTTGTTCATAGCATCCACCAGCTCACTGCGCACAAAGTCCCCCATCTTTGTGTGTACGCCAGAAAGGTCGACGCCAGCGGGCGCAAACAAGCGGTACGGCGAAAGCGCATTCATTTCGATCAGCTCTTTGACCGTTGGCCCTTGCACCATGCACTCAAACAAGTCGTTCAGGCCTTCACCAGACAAACGAATCGGCGTGGCAGTCACGCCTAGCAAGCGCGCGTTTGGGCAGGCTTTGATTACGGTGCCCCAGGTTGATGCAGCAATTGCGTGATGCGCCTCATCGACGATGATCAAATCCGCTGGTTCATAACGATCAAGACGTCTAGCAAGCGTGAACACCGATGCCACTTGAACCTGGGCATGTCTGTTGCCAGGATACCCGGCAGCAATCATTCCGTGCTCAACGTTGAAGCTGCTCAATGTACGGCTGATCTGCTCAAGCAACTCAACGCGATGCGCAAGAATCCAGACACGCAGGCCTTTTTCTTTTGCCGCACGCGCCATGTATGAAAAACAAACTGTCTTGCCGCCACCAGTCGGAAGCACAAGCAACTGCCTGCGCTTTCCCGCAATAAAGTTGGCGCGTGCATTTTTGACCAAGTCTTCTTGGTAATTGCGAAGTGTGATGGTCATGGCATGTCGGGCCAATGGCGGTTGCTTTTTGATTGATTGTCAAATGCCGAAATAATTTGAAGATTGGCTTCGCAGTGAAGCCCGGAAACGATGGGGCTCAACAACGGAACAATATGATCAACGTGACATTTTTCTCCAGAATTGCGCCTGCGTCTGGCCTCTACGTAAATTGCCTTCATGCAATCTTTTCTTGCCCAGATTGGTTGAGCTTGTTTTGCTTTTGCAGTCCGCAGCCTTTGATGTTGAACCGCCGATTCTGGGTTTCTTTTGGCCCATGCGTTCGCAATTTCTTTGCGGCGATCAGGGTTTGCATCACGCCATCTTTTTGATCTGGCGTTTGACTGTTCTTTGTTTTTCGCCTGCCGCTCTCTGGCTGCTTTGTTGAGATTCTCGCGATGCTTTTGATGATATTCGGCTTTGGCTTGTTTTAAATAAGCAGCATTTTCAGCTCGCCATTGCTTTTGACACTCTTTGCATCTTGGTTGGTAACCGTTCTTTGATTTGTTGAAGTGCGATGGCGGTTTGTTGGTAAGGCACCCGAAACATTTGATGCCATCATCAAAAACCTTTGTGTAGGCCGTTACGCATCCACAAGAAACAGGGCTTCCTCTTTTCAGCTTTCGTTGAATGTGAGTGGTTCTTTGGATGACGCTGTTGCCGCAATCGCATTTGTAAGCCCATATTGCACCGTTGTCGCTTTTTACATATTCCGATGCAATTAGCCTTCCAAACCGCAGCCCTGTGATATCGATGGTTTTTGCCATGGTTTCCCCAAACAAAAAGCCCTTGGCGCATGTCTCACGCTTTTGCGTGTTGGCGGACCGTGAGTAACGGCAGACATGCCCCAAGGGCTTACTCTGAATCCCCGCCAAGGGATGCAAACATGGTACCACTTTGTCAGCGGCGCAGGCCATAAATCACGTAATCCTTGCCCGCTTGGATCGGTACAAAAAACACGTCGGCCCGGGCACGCGCTCCAAGAGGCCAGATCGCACCAGGCGACCGAGCGAGGCGTTGACGCGGCGCAGGCCCACTCTTGCGGCGATGTCCCGGGGCAGCTCGTAGCGCGCGGGGGAGATCACCGACAAAAGCATGCGGTCGGCCACCATTACAGCGACCAGTCCTTGGCTGTGCGCAAGATCAAGTCCTCCGCAGTCAGAGGGAGGCCGCGCTCTTGAGCCAGCGCCAGGATGCGCCCCTGCAACGAAGACGGCACGGCCCCGCTGCTGCCGCCCTCGTCCCTGGGCCTGCGCCACCGAACCACGGAGCTGGGGTTTCGCTCAAGGGCTCGGGCGAGCGCGCGAACGCCGCCAAAGGCCTCAATGCACTTGTCAGCAGGGGTATCGGGGAGGGGGTCTTTGGTTTCTGCGATCATGCGGGGGAGTGTAGCGTAAAAAGCAACACTTGCTTGAAAATATCTTTAATAAACCCACAAAAACCCCTTGCGGCCCATTTAAAAGGGTGGCATGATGCAGTTATCGCAACACCAAACGGAGCGCCGCATGACCCTCACACAGGCACTTGACCGGATCGCCAAGCAGACCCTTGGCTTGGAGACTTTGGAAACCAGAAACAGCGACCGGCTTGATTTCCACGACCTTAACGTTGCATCGATCAGAGCTGCGCTACTGGCGGCTTACCAGGCTGGCCAACAAAGCAGGAGCGCCTCATGAACCAAGTCCACCCCGCCATGCAGCAAGCGCTGCGTTATTTTGGAGCCCCCATGCAACACTTCACGGTCAACCCGGCACTGCCCCACCCTGACAGCGACAGCGAGCCACAGGCTTGGCCGCTGGACGAGGCAATTGCCTACGCGCTCAAGGTTCTCAAAGACCCCAAAGCAGATCAATTTGCCAGAAATTACGCAGCCGACGAGCTGGACGCCGCCTGGATCAACCACGAGGAGCAATCATGAAAACCGAACTTTTGAAAACCGCCCGCCGCCTTTGGTGCGTAGGGCACGCCGACCGCGCAACTCAGCGCCGCAACATGCTGGCCTGGGTTCGATCTGTGCGCCAGCTTGGCAGCCGCTGGGTGATGGCCAAGCAGGAGAAACGCCTGGCTGCACCGGCCCCAGAGGGCCTGATCAGCAGCCTGGTGCTGCCGTTTCCCATGCGCACGGCGCGCAGTCTTGGTGAGGCCTACGAGGCACGGAGGAAGGCATGACCACCAGCGAGCGCGTTGCCTACGCCTACGCCTGCAGCCGGTGCACAGGATCTGGCCGCATGTCGCAGTTTGCCAACGTGATCGGCGGCGAGTGTTTTCGCTGCCAAGGCACGGGCAAGCAATTCACCAAGCCCGCCAAACCTTCACCGAAGTGGGCCGTGTTTGGCCAGCACCGCGAGACGGGCGAGTGGCTGCGGCTCTACAACGTGGTCGCCAGGTCCAAGCCTGCAGCGATTGCCAAGGCGCAAGCGGTGTGGGCTGATGGCAGCCACCACTTCAAAGACACCTACACCATGAACGGCGCACGCGCCATGAAATGGACCGACATGGCCAGCGTTGTGGCGCTGACGTGGAAAGAAGCACTTAAACCCGAAACCAAGGAGAAAGCATGAGCACACCAATCCAATTCACCGGCACCGTTAAGGCCTGGGCCACCAGCCAATGGCGCAACATTGACCACATCCTGCATTTGGTCAAAGAAGGCGACTTTGATGAAGCCGCCAGCGTGATGACGTACACCAATAACGACATGAGCGACGCCGAGGGCTGGGCAGAGGCGGGCGTCGCCACCATCGCCATCACACTCCATCCCCGCGATGAGTTGGTCGCCAAGGAGCTGGAAGGCCTAAGCACTCAACTTCAAAAAGTCCGAGCAGAAAACCAGCAGCGCGAGAACGCCATCCTTGACCGCATCAGCAAACTGCAAGCACTGGAGCACGCAGCATGAACAACACAAACACAGGTGGGCCAG